AAAAAGAGGGTATTTTTACGCTATTTCTTTCCCTTTTTTATAATTCGCTCCTTTGTCATCATGGTTTACCTACCGTTTTGTCGTTTCCATTCATTAAATGAAATTAGGAAATCATCTCTCCCTGTCAGCGCTCTATGTTTGACTTGTTTCCCATGCTTATTTAGTGTTCCTGTTCCCAATAACGCCCATGAGTTCTTTCTTCTCTCTACTTCTGCTCGCCAATCCTTGATATCTTTTTGGTTTTTCTTATCTATTTTACGTGTTTGAGCTTTATTCAACTCTTTGACGATTGTTCCGTTTTTTCTAGCATTTTCCAAAACTTTTGAAAATGATGCTCCCTCATGGTGTTTTGGAAGCCCGTAATCATCCCATGTTGCTACACTATCTTTTCCTATACGCTGATATTGACGAATAGTACCATCTGCCATTTTTACCGCAATTCTATCAACCTTATTACTTCCGACTTTTGCTCCTCTACCGCCCATACATTAACCTCTTTTCTTTTATTCGTATGAGTAAGTGTACCCGTATTTCTTAGCGTTTTTCTTGAGCCATAGATCAGCTCCTTTGTTGTAATCTTTTGTAGTAAACCGTGACTTACTCACCGCTTTATCAAAGCCCTTAGCATCAAAGTTAGCCCCTTTTGTAATTCGGTAAGCTTTTGAGCTATTGGTTGCAACTAGTGTATTCATACCTTTTAATGCTGCAAAGCTATGTAAATCTGTACTTGAGAAATTCCCTCCGCTTGGATGGTTGTGTATTGCTGTAAATCCACCAGAGATTGGCAAAATTTGTACGCTGTTTTTCCCACCGTGTACATAATTATGAGCAAAGCCTTGAGAGTCAACCGCTGTACTGTATTCTGTTTTAGAGCCACCGTGTTTCTTAATAAATGTCTGGATTGTTCCCTCAACACTTGAAAAGCGCCCTTGATTGTTCAATGATGCCGGATGCAAAGCTTTTGAGCTCCCGCTATCTCTTGCACCACCAGCACCACTAAAACCCGGATATTTACCGTCTTTTCCTTTTTTGTTAGAATTTGCACCACGGCCACCGCCTAGAGTGAAATTGATTTTATTTACTTTTTCCATCAAAGCTAGGTCATTTTCTGCCTCCTCGATAGATGTATATTGCTTGCTTGTTTCTGTTTCTTTATTGTAAAGCTCAAGGTCATCAAATAAAATCTCTTTACCTAGATCAATACTTGAAACATGTTTAAAAATATCTTTTAGTTTAGTAAGTTTTTGTGCCACTTTCTTTCATCCTTTCCGTGGTTGCATTTTCAAAATAGACAACCTCTATATCTTTATAATCGTATTCCACTTTTCCGCCATATACTACAATTCTTTTTGGAGTCAACCGCTTTATCATCTCAGTAACTCCATTTTTCCATATTTCAAACTGCTCTTTATTTTGCTTTACGCCTATTGTACTGATTGCAAGTGTTGAGTTTTTAGGTAAGCCGTCAAAACAAAAATCAAAACTTTCCTCACCAGCCCACGATACAGTAGGAATAACTGTAAGGCCGTAATCTTGCATAATCTGACCTATCAACCTTGACCTGTAAATGTTCCATACTTGCATAGCAATAGGCATATCAAGGTATAGGCTAAAGTCTGGAGTTAAGACGCTATCAAATTCTAGCAGCTTTTCAATATAAAAATCCGGTCTTTGCCATATTCTTTCAAATTGATAATCGTCTAGGAAAAAATGCACGCATGAGCTATAATCTGGTTTATTCAAAACATAATTAAAGCCTTGAAAATCTTTAGGGATATGATCCACGCCCTCGATTTGAGGCATATTATAAAATCCGTCAACCCTTGTATCGTCATAATGAAAAAGGTTGTACTGGTTTATGGTTGTATCTCTATGAAAATCCTCATCATCTTCCTCTGGTTCAGTTTCCTCTTGCTGCTCCTCATCATCATTACCAAAATTGAGCCCTGTAACTGATAACTCAAAACCAAACTGAGCCATGTCTATTGTTTCAAACTGAGAAAGCTCTATGTTTAATAATTCTGAGTCCCACGTTGAAAACTCAGCAACTCGATTATCAGCTAGTCTATAAGCCTTTATCTGCTCATCTGTGAGGTTTACAGCGTGAGCGATAGGTATTGTGTCTATACCTAGAGAAAGAGCTGCCTTGAGCCTTGTATGTCCTGTGATAATGATATTATTTTCATCAACTAGAATAGGCTGTTGAAAACCAAAAGCTTTAATAGATGCTGCCACTTTCTCGGTTGCCTCGCCGTCATTGTGTCTAGCGTTCCTGTAATAAGGCTTTACGGTCTTAATGTCCACGTACTCAATCTGTAAATTGTCCATCTTTCTCCTTTCATAAAAAGCTTATATATCTGATTATAGATACATAAGCTTAGGATTTTTTACTTATCTCTTAATAGGGATGTACTTATAAGTTGAGTAAAAGTACCTATCAAACCATTTATTGATATGAGTATAAGCTGGACTAGGACTCAAATAAAGGATAGATTGACAAGCGCCTATTACATTGAGGTTTTCATAAACATAAACCTCTTTGATAGCTTTTAGCATCCGCTCATCTGAGTTTTTAACAAATTCAGCGGTCACTTCTTTTAGGTTTACTAAAAATGCTGCCTTGTCTATGTTATTTTGTAAAAAGCTCTCATGGATCTTCTGCTCAAGGATTGTCTTGTCTCGACTGTCTTTGTCTTTTAAAAAGTACCACTTCAACCAGTTTATCTCTCTCCTATGGATAACTGATAACCGCTCTATTTTCTTCTTTGTCATTACTTACCTCGTTTTTTTCAAAATGTCATAAGGGAGGTCAAAAAAATCACAAACATCAATCAAGGCAAAATTGCTAGGGTTAAATTGTCCTCTTTCCCAGAAATTGATAGTATTTACGTGATAGCCTATTTTTTCGCTTAGATCTTGCTGAGATAAACCGGCCTCCTCACGCTTTTTCCTTAAAATCTCTGGAAAGGTCTTTGCCTCTTTAGGGAAAAGCTCCTCACTTTTGCAACCTAGAGCCTCACAAACCTTTTTAATTTTCATAAAACTAGGTTTATTTTCTGCCCTCTCCCAGTTTCTAACCGTTACAACATGCACGCCTAGAATTTCAGCAGCCTCTTGCTCATCTAAACCTTGAGCCTCACGCCATTCTTTGAGCACTTTTGCAAAGTGTTGTAAATCTTCTCTAGCTGTCATTTTTTCACTCCCTTAATTTCAAAAATCAGCTTATAATGTCCTTTCTCATTACTCAAGCCTCCATACTTGAAAGTGATAGCTTTGATAACTTTGTAATTATCATCTGTCCAAATACCGGCATCTGTCATACCGTCAATAATAGCTTTGACTGTTGGATATAAGTTAGGAGGATCTAACTTTGTCCTTGTAGGACTGCAAACAGTAACCACAACCTCACAAGGATTTGAGGGGCTAAAAGCAGCCCTTTTCTTGTCCTTGTTAATTGAGGTATGCCAGTAGGAAAAATTACGGATACGCTTTGTCATCTTGCCTTCTCAGCTTGTGTAAAAGCACTCTCATATTTCAAAGAGAAATATATACGTCCATTACCATATTTTGCAAAGCGGTGTTTTGTCGCTTTAATCTCCACAAAATATCTAGGCTCTTTTTTGATTGTGTAGCCGAACATCCAAGCAAGGGCAAAAGTTTCTTGATTATCTGGATCATCCACCCAACTGTTAACTTCCCCCGGCGTGTATAAGAGAGCTGTAAGCAACCTGTTCTTTTTTTCTTTACATTGCTCAATCCACTCCGCCACAAACCCCGGCACCACTACCTTAGTTTGTTCTAGTTCCGTTAAATCACGGATAATCTCACAATATAGTTGTTCTATCCTAGATGGATTTTCTTTTTGTAGTCTTTTTTCGTATTTGTTTATCAATTCGTGTCTTTCCATTACTCACGCTCCTCTGCCTCATATTGCAGCCATACAAGACTCTCATATAAATCCCTTGCATGTTTCTTAATGTTACTTAGTTCATAGCTGTTTAGATTATCTGAGTTTTTTAAAATATCAATTTTTAAATTTTCAATAGTTAAAATAAAATCTTTCATTTTAACCCCTTTTTATAACTTACTGAGTACATCTCTGAGGCTGTTTTTAGATTGTTCCTAAAATCCTCAGCTTGTTTCTTGGTATAAAAAGTATGTTTGTTGTACTTCACGATACCGCCGGGGCGATAGATATATACCAATACTACCCACTTCATGCTTGGCCTTTCTGTCTTATCGTGAAAGCTTGTTTTTTCGATTGTTCCTCAAACATTTCAGCGTATTCTTTATTGATCTCCTCGATATTGTAAGGCTCTGTTGCATGATAATAGTAACCATGCTCATCTAGTTCACCTCTTACCCCTGTTGCATATCGTAAAAAAATCAACTTATTACATACTGGACAAGGCTTTTTGTTTTGCGTTGTATAAGCTTTCATAGTCCCACAAAAACCACAATAAGGGCATTGCATATTAACACGTACTTTAATACTAATTTTTTCCATATCATTCCTCATCTAATGCAACCAATCTCAAACTTTTATCCGGATTGGTACGTTTGTTATAGGCCGGCGATTTGTAAAATAATACTGTTTCTTTTTTAATTCCTAACTCCTCAGCAATTTCCTCAGCCGTTCCTATTTTTAACAGATTATCGCCTTTATAAAGGGCGTACTCTTTTTTAGGATATACCATGCTTATCCTCCCAATGCACTATACCCGATATAACACAATTCCTATTTACACGGCTTGCAAGTGTTTCAGCGTTGTAAATTCCGTGACTTGTTTCTATATATCTGTCATATACATTTTTTATCTGGACAATCGTATGAAAATCCCCGTTATTGAGGACTTTCACAAAATCGCCCGGCTTAATATCTGATCTGTTCATGTTTAGCCTCTGATAGATTGTTAAAATGGCAAGTCATCATCTGAAATATCCAATGGATTTGTAGCCATTTGCTGATTGTTTTCTCTTGCAAAGTTAGGGGCTGCATTTTGTTGTTGAGTTTGCCCTTGATTATCTCCCTTGCTTTCCAAAAGCTGGAACCGGTCAGCGACAACCTCAGTAACATATACACGCTGCCCTTGTTGATTGTCATAATTTCTAGTCTGGATCCGTCCTGTTACTCCGACTAAAGAGCCTTTTTTAGTCCAATTTGCAAGGTTTTCAGCAGCTTGCCTCCACAATACAACATTGATAAAATCAGCCTCACGCTCTCCATTTTCGCCCTTAAAGTCACGGTTTACCGCTAGCGTGAAAGTTGCAACTGCAATATTTGAAGGCGTATATCGTAACTCAGCCTCTTTTGTCATTCGTCCGACAAGTACAACATTGTTTATCATTTATTTCTCCTCTTTCATCCATTTTCCATTGATTTTTTTACCTTGACGATCTTTAATTTCATTCCATGCAATTTCAAAGCAAGCATCAAGCATTGTCCCCTCATTTACTGCAATTTTAGAGAGAATACCCGTAAGATTGCGGATATGAAATTGAACTTGTGTAAGCGTGTTGATAATACCCGGATTGAATACTAGGTCAAGCAACTTGCTAGACATTAAACCAATTTCTTTAGTTGCATATAAGAGTAATGTTTCCGTTGAGATCTCGCCTCTCTCATATCTTGTGTAGCCGTTCCTGTGAGGGTTTAGCATAATATCCTTTTTATTAAAATCCATCTGTACTGTAAATACGGTTAAAGCAACCATAATATCACCGATTGCATCCTCAAGCCCTTTGTGATTACTTGAGTGTTTTGCCCCGTTCAATTCCCCGTACTCCTCAAGGATTTTTTGCATTTGAGAGAGAGGGCTTTCTTTGTCAATTCCTCTCTCGATAGCCCAGCTTGTGACATTTTCAATCAATTTATTAAAATCCATTATTGGCCTCCTAAAATTCCATAGCTGATAAAGTTATCATCAAGATACTCTTTCAATTTTTCTAGCTGCTCTTGTCCACCGTGTAAAGTTAAGAGCATTGTTACAGTTAATGGCTCGTTTGAGGCTGTTTTTAGCCCCTCTGAACCCTCGTTTTGTGTTTGAGATGCAATTATGCCCTGTTCGATAATCTCGCCTGTGTCAGCGTTAAATGCCTTAATTTCTGCCTCAGCATTTTCTTTAGCAAGCTGATTGATTTCAGCAAGGCGCTCAGCTTTTGCTTTTTCAGCCGCCTCACGCTGCTCTTTTCGTAAAGCCTCAGCATCTCTATCAGCTTTCATCATTTTAAGGATCTCAACTAGGCTCTTACCAGCCTCTAGGTGTCTGATATAGCTTTCAGCCGGTAAAGCGTACTCCTCAGCTTGTTCATGGATGGCTTGTTTATTTGCTTTTTCTTCTTCCAAACGGTCATACTCGGTCAATACAAGGCTATCAATCTCCTCAAGAGTTTCTTTTTTCAGCTCGTACTTACCAGTTTTAAAGTATTTTTTAAGTGAGTAAGCCTCGTACTTGTCCTTGAAAAAGTCTTTATCAATACCGGCAAGCTCGCTTTTTTGTTCAAACGTAGCCCGGATAATATCTAGTCTGAGCTCTTTTTCGTGCTCATCAATAGCATCTAAGCCGTTTTTCATTGTTTCAGTAACTTGTTTAAGAGGATCTAGTGCTTTTTCTTTAAACCAAGCCTCAAACTCTTTATACGGTTGATTGATTGAGTTTTTGATTTTTTTGCGCTCATTATCCAAAGCCTCAATCAATTTATTGTAATCAGTACGCTCACTAAAAACCTCTTTGTAGTTCTCAGCCGTCACCTCCTTACCAGAATATTTTGATACCGCCGCCTCAACCTGTCGCTCGATTGCCTCACGGTCAACTTTAATAACCGCCGGCGTGTATTCTACTTGAATTGTTGTTAGTGCTGAGTTAGTTACATCTTTTACCATGTTTATTTACCTTTCTTTGCGTTTGCTTTATTTAGTTGTTCCGATAAAAAGCTAGTGATTGCCTCATAGCTATCAGCTTGTACTTTATGAAAATCTGATAGACCGTACTTTTGTAAGATAAAGTTAGCAACCGTATCAAACGGCACTCCTTTAGCCTCTGACAAGGCGCTTACTAGTTCATTGATTGCTTTATATTGGATATTATCAATGAGCTTTCCTTGAGTATTTTGAGGTGTCGCTTGCTGATTTTGTTGATACATTTGAGTTACGTTTTGATTTTGTGGTTGTTGCTCTTGTTCATCAATAGGGTACTCATCAACATCTTTTTCACCGATTGCAAAGAGGCCTTGCAAAGCGTACTTTCTAGCGTATGAGCTTACCGCCCCTGTCCATTGAGGCTCTTGCATTTGTTTGAATTGTCCTTTTTGAGTGTTAAGTACCGGTACATTGCCTAACTCAGCAAAGGCTGTTGAAGTATAAACCTCATCCCCTTTTGTAGCCGTTGCAACTGCTTTTACAAATACTCTCTCAGACATCTCAAAGAGTTCATCTGTTAAAATTACGATCCATTCGCTTTTTAGCTCTTTAAATGCCGTGTAAATATCCTCAGCATTACGAAAAGCGTACTTTACATCTTTTGCTTTCTTTTTTTCTAGTTGCATTTTTTGTTGCAACTCTGGAAAAGTTAAGTTTGTCATCTTTTTTCTCCTATGCCCCTCAAACTTAAATTTTAGGGGCTCTATTCGTTTTTTATTGCTTGTTCGATATTTTATATACCCTTACTCTAAAATTGCGTACAGGCGATTTTAGAGCGTTCTACGATATACCTATATTTCATCTCCAATATATCTATACTGACCGCACCCGATATAGACAAATTCGCTAGGATCATATTCTTCTTTTATTTCTTGAGGCTGCATTATATCTCTGTCATAATCAAACATGTTAGCCCTCATGCTTTCCAATATTCTTCTAGATCAATTTGCATTACAGCTACTAGATTTTTTTGCTCGGTTAGGATTTGCCGGCGATAAGGTGCTATGCCCGCTTGCCTTTCATCTTCATTGCGTGGAAGATAATATCCACTCGGTTGCGTTTTCTTCGCTACGATTGGATGTTTAAAATTCACTCGTAAACTCTCAATCACTTCTTCAAGACTTCGTTTTGACAATCCGGTTTCTTGGCGCACCTTTTCAGCTTTGATAGGCGCTTCAAAAGTTGCACGGTTGACAATCAAATTCAATACGTTTGTTTCAATTTTGCTCATTTCTCTGTAAATCATATTCACTACCTTTAAATCTTAATTTTATTTCATTGCTCATTGTGCTTTTTTTCGATTTCTTCTAGCTTTTCGACAAATTCGACATACGCTTTGTAAAAATCCCCTGATTTTTGGCTATCTTTATATGCTTTTCTAATCAATTCATAGCCGTTTCCGTAAAAACAACCGACTCTCCAGTTTTTGTTCGATTTTGTGTAAGTGAAATAACGACCGCTAGACCATGTATTTTTGAAAACAATATAATCAGCGTTGCCGGATACCTTAGCGTTGCCGGAT